GTTTCGTCGAGCGCAGTCTTTTCGCACTTTTAAAAAAAAATCCATAATTTCTTCTGAAATATACCAAAAATTAATTAATAAAATCAGATACTTATAAAAAGTCAAGTACATTAATTTTACATAGATCCTTAATTACGTAGGAGGCCCGAAGGATTAACAGTAAGGCCCCAGGTTCGGGCCTCAATTTCCACAATATTATCTGTTACTTATGTTAACAGAGGCCCCAAGCGGCCCCACCATTGGGGCTTAATTTTTTCTTTACATTTCAGTACCTTACCACCCTTTCTCTCTTATCTCTCTTATTATTCTATAGGAGAAATAGTAGTAGATATACAGTATGGTATATGGGTATTATAAGCGGTAACGCGCGTGTGTGAAAAACTTATAGTTTCATTTTCGACAGTGCCGCCCCGGTTCGGGCTTGGGCTTTTCGTTAGTATTACTTGTGATATTAGCTACTTATATTGGCCCTAACTTAGAACCTAAGTTAGGGCCTAAATTTTGGCGTATAATAATTCCAGATACTTACGTTGCTAAAAGCCCCAACCGTTTTTATGACGCCTAATAATATCAGGTAGTTACATTAAAATAATTAGGGCCTTTTTTTTTCTTGATTATAAACACCACTTAATGTATAGTTAATCATAGGCTAAATAATACTAACAGAAACGTTAAAGGAGGTTTAATGTAAAAGATACTGATATTGTTAAGTAGGCGCATTTGGTTTTATGGATGGCTAAATGCGCCATTTTAATTAATTATTACAAGGTGTTAATATGAAACTAAAAAATATGAATTTCACGAAAAAAACGCTTGTAGATGCTTGTGCATGCCAAGAGGCTATCGATTTCTGCGAACGCAATGGGTTGTTTTGTAACGTACCGATAAAAAACCTTGAAATAACAGGTAAATATAAGGGGTGGGTTGAGTGGTTGAGGTTTAAGTTAAATATGGATTATGAATACGATAGTTCCGACCGTCTTGTTAAAATACCATACCCAGACGGCGCTACCGAAATACGAGAGTACAATACCGCCGGAAGCGTCTTTAAGTATACGTACCCGAACGGTGACGTCGAAACACGGGTGTACGACACCGCCGGAAACCTCACGAAAATAACATATCAGGATGGAACGACAGAAACACGCGAATACAACACCGCCGGGAACCTCACGAAAATAATATACCCGAACGGTAACATCGAAACATACGAATACGACACCGCCGGAAGCGTCTTTAAGTATACGTACCCGAACGGTGACGTCGAAACACGGGTGTACGACACCGCCGGAAACCTCACGAAAATAACATATCCAGACGGTGACGTCGAAACATGGGTGTACGACACCGCCGGAAACCTCACGAAAATAACATATCCAGACGGTGACGTCGAAACATGCGAATACGACACCGCCGGAAACCTCACGAAAATAACATATCCAGACGGTGACGTCGAAACACGGGTGTACGACACCGCCGGAAACCTCACGAAAATAACATATCTGTACGGCGCTATAATCGTTTTCTCGTATAAAAAAACCGAAAATGAATTTACGATGACCTGCGATGGAGAAATCGTATTAAAACTACATAACCCGGAGGGATGGGCGTGAAACTAAAAAACATGAAATTTACAGAAAAAACCCTGGTAGATATCCGTGCGTGTCAGGACGCCATTGACTTCTGTGACCGTAACGGACTATTCTGTAACACCCAGATAAAAAATCTTGAAATAACAGGGGGGTATAGAGGATGGGAGGAGTGGCTTAATTATAGGCTTGATTGGGGCTTGGAATACGATACCGCAGGAAACATCGTGGAAATAACGTATTGTGATGGCGAAACTGAAACCCGAAAATACGATACCGCAGGAAACATCGTGGAAATAACGTATTGTGATGGCGAAACTGAAACCCGAAAATACGATGCCTCCGGAAATCCCGTAGAAATAATAAACTGGGATGGCACAACGGAAACCCGAAAATACGATGCCTCCGGAAATCTCGGGGAAACGATATACCCCAATGGTGGGATTGAAACCCGAAAATACGATGCCTCCGGAAATCTCGTAGAAACAGTATACCCCAATGGTGGGATTGAAACCCGAGAATACGATACCGCAGGAAACCTCGTGGAAAAAATATACCGGGATGGTACAACGGAAACCCGAAAATACGACGCCTCCGGAAATCCCGTTGAAATAAAATACTGGGATGGCAAAATTGAAACTATAGAATATGACAGTTTAGGTAACATTACTAAAATATGTGGTGTGAATGGTAAGTTTTATAGGTATAAATACAAAAAAACCAAAAAAAAATTCGCAGTGATGTGTAACGGAAAAAACATGTTAGAAATACACAACCCGGAGGGATGGGCGTGAAAGTCGGGACTGTAGAGCTATCGAGAATATTTGGTGTAACAAGTCGTACCATAGCTGTGTGGGGCGAAAGAGGATGCCCAAAACATGGTAATAACTCCTGGGATATAGGCGATGTCATAACTTGGTGGGCAGAGAACATTTATAGTTCGAGTAAATCCGCAGAATCAATGGCTACTCATGACGCTAAGGAGCGCTATTGGGTGAGTAAAGCTCGTGAGGCTACGGTGAAAGCGGACATGATGGAAGAGCTTGTTGCACCAGTATCTGATTTTGAGAAAGGGATGGTTTGGAGGATATCTGAGTTAACAGCTGGACTATCTATGCTTTCGTTGAGAATATCACACAGCATAGCTTCAGTTACTGGTGGGAAGGAAGTCGAAATACGAAAAATAATAGATGATGAGGTGTGGAAATTTCGTGATAGATTCGCCAGGGAAGGGAAATTATACTGATGGATGTGACGAATACTTGGTTAGATGGCGAACGGATGGCGATGAAGCCTGATGAAAGACTGACAATGTCAGAATGGGCGGTTAAAAAAAGGGAATTGGGCAGTCTATCAGCTATTCGAGGTACCTATCCATTACATATCACACCATATTTTGGACCTATAATGAATCGATGCTGCTCTGCCGATGTTGACATGCAGGTGTTAGTTGCTAACGCACAGTCCGGAAAAACCGTGGCGTGTGTTGAGAATACAATTGGTTATTTTATCGATCAGGAGCCATCTTCTGTGATGGTAGCGTTCGCGGATCAAAATACATCAGAGTACATAGCAAAACATAGAGTTGCGCCAATGTTTCAAAATTCATCAGCGCTGAGGTACCTATATGATAAAAAAACATTCCTCAAAAACGAGATAACCACTAAAAACGGCGCGAGAGTTGATTTTGTATGGGCGACATCTATTGCTGCTCTCGCTACTAAGGACGTGAGGATTATCATAGGTGATGAAGTAGACAAGCCAGGGTGGATGTTACGCAGCTCCGAAGCAAGCTCATTGTCGTTGTTTCGTGAGCGTACTAAATCTTTCCCGAGTGGGTATTTTAAGCACATTTTTCTGTCAACACCTACAGTTCCTGGCGGTAACATATTATCTTTAATAGACGAATGTGATGTTGTTTTTGATTGGCAGGTTAGATGCCCTAAATGTGGCGTGTCTCAACCATTAAGATGGTCTCCCGATTACACTCACGGATTTAAAGACGGAACGTATTTAGACGCCGATGGTGTGGTTAGAGAATTCGGCAGGGTAGAATGGGAGGGAGGGTCTGAAGCGTCTCGTAAACAAATATTCGATACTATCGGGTACGTGTGTGGGACATGCCTGGAGAAATGGAGTAACGCTGAAAAGAATATAGCTGTTAAGAAAGGGTTTGAAGTACCTCGGTCTAAACAGACTTTTGACTCAAGGTCATATGGCAATCATCTAAATAGACTCTATTCTACACTCGATGCTGGTGATTTATATAATATGGCTAAAGATTGGGCCAGGATACACAGTCTTCCAAAAGACCGTAGAATCGGGGAGTACCAAGGTTTTGTTAATTCAGGGTTGGCCGAGCCGTTTGTTATTAGAAAAGAGATCGGTAATAAAACAGAGGATTCTCTTAGAAAACTGAAAGTGGATTTAAAACCCCAAACTGTTCCGGAACAGGCGGTAGCTTTGGTGGCAGCGATAGACGCCCAGAAATATGAATTTTGGTTTATGGTTAGGGCTTTTGCACCGGATTATACGTCATGGGGTATTCACTATGGTAGGCTTCATACGTATAGGGACGTTCAGCAGCTATTATTTGACACTTATTATCCGCAGATAGGTCAAAGTGAGCCTATGAGAATTTTTAGGGCCGGTCTTGATATTGGCGGGTCTGAGAGCCGATTTGAAAACACGTCGATGACTGAAGAGGCGTATAACTGGCTTCGGGAGTTTCAGATAGGACATGGGTGTAGGGTTTGGGGGATGAAAGGATCGTCAAATAAAAATGGACTCCCAGGTATTTTGAAGGTTGGGCAGCCGCTTGACAAAACACCGGCGGGAAAGAAACTGCCAGATGGATTTCAGTTACTTGAATTAGACACTTTTAAATTAAAAACCATGTTCCACGTTAGAATGGCGTCGGCTATAAACGGGGAAATAAACCAGAGGCCAGCGTATATACATAGTGGTATGGAGGACCAATATGTTAAGCAAATTACAGCCGAAAAATTACAGATTGATAAAGATGGCCAAGAGGTTTGGGTTAATGAGTATGGCCGTCCTAATCACCTGTTTGATTGCGAGTGTATGTGTATAGCACTGGCCGATCCGGAGTGCCCTGGTGGTGGCATACACATAGTTAACCCAAAGACTATGGCGGCAAGTGCAGTTCAGAGGCGTGTGTTAATGAGGAGGGGGATAGATGGCGACAGGTAAAAAAACTAAGTTGTTAGTAGGTGAGGTGGAGATTTCAAAATTTTTGAATGGGGCGTCGAGGTATAAGATATTGAAATTCATTAAATGGGGGGCGCCCATAACAAATAAAGACGGCGTATTATACGCGCATGAGGATGTATTAGATGAATTTTTTAAAAAAGCTATAGAGGAGGGATGGGCGTGATGTTTAATCGTGAAAAAGATTGGTTTGATTTTGTAGCAGAGTTTAGTCAGGTTGAGGGGTCTAATGTAGACGGATTGTGCCAGAATTTTCGTGTGTTTCATAGTATTTATCTATTGTGGGTGATTACGTACGGCGGTACGTTCGCCCAGTTTTGTGATAAAGTGAGGCGGCACATAGTAAATTATGCTATAAAACAGTACGGGGACTCACCGAACGACCAAGTTCAAGAGTGGTCTATAGAAACGTGTGAAGCACAGGCTCAGAAATACTTGAATAGAAGGGGCAAAAACGTTAGAGAAGACCAAGATGAAATGGATTTATTTAAAGCGGCTCATTTTATTCAAATAGCATGGACAAAGAAGAGGGAGAAGTAATGGATCAAGAAAGTATAATTAAAGGTTTTTTAAATAACACAGCTACCGTTAATGAGCGTGCTATGTATCTTTCGCTCATGTATGAACAGAATGAAATATTGTCCAGATCTATCGACTTTATTGTGGTCATGGTTATCAAGGCTTTTCAAGTCGACGAAAGTGGTGAATTTCTTATAGAATTTTTGTCTAATTTGAGGCGTAGTGTTTTAGAGTCTATTCAAGCAAAGATAGATGAGAATTCTTCAATTAACTAAAATTATTGTCAAGTATTTTCTATATATAAAGTATATATAAAGTATGTATGCAGTATAATTAAACATCCTTAATATTGTGTTTCGTTTAAAAACCCATGTTATATACATGGTATGAGCGGAATAACACTATCACAAGCAGAATCCCAATTAACCCTGTGGCTCGCGGCGTCGGAAGCTACGGCCACAGGGCAATCCTACACTATCGGGTCGAGGTCGTTGACTCGCGTAGACGCTGATTTAATCCTGAAAATGATAACATTCTGGGAGGCCAGAGTTATGAGGCTTTCCAATGGAGGGGGTATAAACGTAAGGTTCGCGGAGCCTGCACGATGAAACGGAACCTATTGGATAGGTTTATCGAGTGGTATAACCCCGTTCGCGCGTCTGAGCGGTACAAAGCCAGAGCGATTAACGCCGCAATGTCTACAGCATTTAATACTTCTGACAGGTCGCGGCGTCAAAATTCCGGATGGAATGTTTTTAAGCGCGGCGACACTGATATGGTGGCCGAGATACCTGGGGAACGACAATATTGTCAGGATTTGTCCAGGAAAAGCCCTATAGCCGCCGGTATTCTATCCACGAAACTTACTCACGTGGTTGGACAGGGGTTCACTTATCACGCCCGTCCTGATAGGAAAATACTTCGTATGTCGGATAGTTATGCCGACGAGTGGGAAGAAATAGCCGAACGTGAATGGTCTTTATTTTTTAATAAAAAACACTGTGACATCTCGAGAACCAGCGTCGGTAATGATCTAACGAAGATTATATACGACTGTGTTAACGTAGACGGTGATATTTTAGCAATATTTCCAAAGGTCTCTGTACCTGGGAGACCGTATTCTACGAGAGTTCAATTGGTTGAAGCGGATAGGCTGTGTAATCCAAATGACGAACAGGACACTAATAAAATAGTCGGCGGCGTTGAAATGGATGAATACGGCGCTCCTATACGATACCACATAGCTAATTATGTTGCAGGGTCTGTTGTGAACGCCTCTGAAGCACGGGATTGGAAATCCGTGGATGCATTTGGCAAAAAAACAGGCCTTCCAAATCTCGTCCATATCTACCGTAGAAACCGTCCGAATAGACCGAGGGGTATACCGAGTTTATCCCCGGTTATAGAAGTGCTCAAAATGCTCACCAGATATTCGGAAGCTGAACTTATGGCCGCAGTAGTGTCGTCGTATTTTACAGTGTTCATTCAAACGGAGACTGGCGAAGCTAAAGTTGACAGCACGTACATGTCGAGGGAGACAGGTGCGAGCAGTACTGATGACAATATTAAACTGGGTGACGCTATGGTTATCGGCCTTAGACCTAATGAAAAAATTTCCACGGCAAACCCAGGTAGACCGAACGATAAATTCGACCAGTTTGTTCTTGCGCTGTTCCGTGAGATAGGCATAGCTGTGAACATACCGTATGAAATACTAATTAAACACTTTTCTTCGAGTTATACAGCGTCTCGCGGGGCGCTTTTGGAGTTTTGGAAGTGGGTTTTATGCGAACGTGAGTTTCTTTATAACAGTTTTTTATATCCCTTACGTGATATTTTCATGTGGGAGGCGGTGTCTTTAGGTCGAATAAAAGCTCCTGGGTATTTTAATGATCCTATTTTACGTGAGGCGTATAATAACGGATTATTTAGAGGCCCCGCAAGAGGTCACATTGACGATCTTGATGAGATTAATGCTGCTATAAAACGGGTTGAGTCGGGCGTGTCAACTCTTGACACAGAGACGGCAGAGATAACAGGTGGGAATTGGGAGCGAAATCATGAGCAGTCGGTAAAAGAACATAGGAAACGGGTAGAAGGGGGTCTCATAGAAAATGAAACCAGTAATAGAATTTAGGGGTGAAGATAAACGTACAGCGGTAGTTAAATTGTACGGTGTTATAGGCGACTATTGGGACGACCTTGACGCTAAAACAGTTACTGATGCTATTGATGCTATTGATGCTGATGAGATTGTGGTTCGTATAAATTCTCCTGGTGGGAGTGTTTTCGCTGGTGCAGCCATATACCACGTATTGAAACGTCATAAAGCAACTATAACTACTGAAGTAGATGGTGTGGCAGCGTCTATGGGGTCTTTTATTTTAATGGCGGGTAAAAAAAGACGAGTATCCCCCGTGGCTACTATTATGGTTCATAATCCATTTGCGAAGAATGTTTCAGGATCAGCTTCTGAACTAAGGGCTACGGCAGATGCTTTAGATAAAATGAAGGCATTTTCTTTAGAAGTATACGGTCAGGCTACAGGTTTAACGGAAGCTGAACTTGAAGAGATGATGTCGGCCACAACATACATGAGTGCTGATGAGGCTATTTCGAAAGGTTTTGCCACAGAAAAAATAACATATAAAGACGAAATGGTAGGTTTAATGCGGGAAGATACAGATTTTAGGTCCGCATTATTTGAGGCCCTTAATATCGAGGGGTATATAACAGGAAATGTTGAAGGAGGTAATATGTCAATTACGTTAGAAACGGTTGAGAAAGAAGCCCCTGACGTAGCTAAAGCCCTCATGCAAAAAGGTCGTGAGCTGGAACTTGAGCGAATTAAGGGAGTTAGAATGCAGTCGGTGATCGGCCATGAGGAAATGGTAGAAAAGATGATGTTCGATGGGGTAACGACAGGCGAACAAGCCGCCGTTGCTATTCTCGCGGTAGAAAGACGAGTTAAAGAACAGTCCCTCTTGGATATGAAGAGTGATTCAAAGGACATTAGTGTACCGGCGACACCTGAGAGTATTGACGATGAACAGGGAGTAAAATTAATGTCCGGCGTAGACCCGTCTGATGACGATGCCATGAAAAAAGCTTGGGCTTCCATGAAAAAATCGGATCGGATGGAATTTAACGGAGATATTGAGGTGTATCGGGCGTATCTTGAAGCCATGGATTCCGGTCTCGTAAGATATCAGAAGAAAGGGAGGTAGGGTATGACTACTTTAGCAGCAGATACCCCCCGTGTTCAGGGGATGGGGGATCTTGGTGAATGCCCGATGGTTGCATCGGATATTATTTATGCAGGAGCGGCGGTTGGGAAAGTAGCTGCTTCCGGTCACGCAAGACCGCTTACAAGCGCTGATGAGTTTATAGGTTTCGCGGATGATAATAGGTACGACAATTCGTCCGGAGCAGCCGCGGCGATGGGTGTCAGGTACTGGAAACGCGGGTCGGTTCAGCTATCCGTATCAGGCGCAGTTATTACGGACGTAAAACAGCCTGTTTACGCAACGGACGACAATACTTTTGTATTTTCCCCGGTAGGTGGGGTTTTCGTCGGTTTCGTAGCTCGGTACGTATCATCCGGCGTTGTAGTCGTTGACTTTGACGCTCTTGGGTACCGCGATCCCTATGAAGGATTCACCTGCGAGTTGGTGTCTGACAATAAAACGCTTGACGCCCAGGATTCCGGGAAAGCATTTTTTGTGGATACAGACGCAAAAGCCATAACACTTCCGGCAGTAGAAGGGATGGCCGGTATTCGCGTTGTTAATATCGGAGCGTTCGGTACAGTCGCAGTTACAGTGTCACCCAACGCTAATGATATGGTTGAAGGCCCAGATGTAACAGGCGCGGATAATAAAGATCTTGTGAATACGAAGGCAACGGCGCGTCGTGGCGATTATATCGATTTTGAGTACTCAGATGCCAATGGTTGGGTAGTGACAAAAATGGTAGGCACTTGGGCAAGAGAAGCGTAAGAAGGAGGTAACAGTATGGCTATGAATTATATCACAACACGTGGAGTCATCGGGGAGTTTTACAAGGCTCTTAAAGTTGACTCCGGGGCATCTTGGGTTGATATGGTGTCCAATTATTTCCCGTCGGATCAATTGACAGAGACGTATGCGTTTCTTGATCAAGTGTACGGTCTCCGCGAATGGGTCGGAGAAAGAATGGCCCGGCACCTATCGGAACATTCATTTACAATTAAAAATAAACATTATGAAGACACTCTTGAGGTTAACGTTTCGGACAAACGGCGTGATAAAACACCCCAGGTTCAAACTCGAATCGCTGAGATCGTTCGTCGGGCGAACTCGTGGTGGGCGTCCACACTATCAACACTGATTGTTAACGCCCCGTCGACAACATGCTACGATGGACAGTATTTTTTTGATACGGATCACTCCGAAGGGGACTCCGGAACACAGTCGAATGATATTCAGGCCGATATCTCTGCGTACCCTGTGACTACACCTGGGACAACAACTGCCCCGTCAGTCGCTGAAGCTCAATACGCAATTTATGACGGTATCGCCACCATCCTTGGTTTTAAAGACAACACCGGGGAACCGATGAACGAGGACGCCAGTAAATTTCTGGTTATGGTTCCATTGAGTTTGTACAAAACTTTTTCGCAGGCGGTGTATACTGTAGGGCAACCAGCGGAAACCCAAACGGCGTTGGACTCTATTAAGCAGGATTTTGAAATTAAGGTCGTTCCTAACGTTCGGCTTTCATCTTGGACCGCAAGTTTTGCCGTTTTCAGGACCGATTCATACTTGAAATCTTTTATCAGACAGGAAGAGACTGGAATTAGTTTGAAGGTTCTTGCCGAAGGGTCCGACTATGAGTTTTTCAACGACAAGCACTTGTACGGTATCGACACATGGAGAAACGCCGGTTATGGTTTCTGGCAGAACTCATGTTATGTCACTATGGTATAGGAGGTGAATTGTGAAAATGTTCATTGTTGATAAAATCATGTCCTTAAATTCAGGACTGATTAAGTTGACTGAAGCACAATATCTCCGTCGTAAAACACGGTTAGAAACGGTTGGGGACAGGATATATAACATACTTGCTCCAGTCGAGTTTAAACGCGGGGAGATTATAGGGCTTCAGAATGGTGACCGGTATGTTGAAACTCATGCCTACCCATTGAGAAGAGAAGAACCTAAAGCTAACCCAAATGAACCTCCGGTACTTCCTGAACAGATTTTACCTGAGACAGGAAAGAAAGACAGGAAAAAATGACATTTAAGTCCACTATAGTATCAGATATTACCACTTTCGTTAATACCGATGAGTTTGGTGTAGAAGTAATTATAGGTGTGGAAACTGTCGATGCTGTAGTGGACTTTGGTAATTTTAATCCCGGAGAAGGATACAGTCCTGATTCACGTATGGCTACTGTGTACGTTTCTACTTCTGATTTATCTAATCCTCCTGAGTACCGTACAGTAGTAACTATCGATTCAGAGACGTGGTACGTATACCGAGATATGGACAGTCCGGTTTACACTGTGGAAGACGGAGTGTATGTATTTAGAATAACTGCTGACGAGAGAATGAGGTACTAATGAATATAGCTACTTTATATTCGTCTCTGACATCAGCCATAGTTAGCGCGCAGGCCACATTTAACATCTGGGCACAGGCGGCGTATGGTAAAAACCATACGTATATAATTAGATTCGATATTCGTGACGCTCCAGACCCAAGTGAATGCCCGTGTACGGCTATTTCTCCTATATCAAGAATGGCGAATCAGGAAATGAAGGACTCTGTTAATGGGTTTATTTTTCACAGCGCTGTTTACGATGCTACTACTTCAGGGTTCGCTAATTTAGAGGCGTATAGGAAAATAGTTGAAGGGGTTATTGTGAATGCTATTTCAGCAGCGGATTCGAGTCTGATCATACCTGAACTTAAAGTTGAATATGATATAAATACGGCGTTCCCATTTTTATGGTCTGGGACGCTGATCCAAATCAAACAATACAATACGATAGGGGCTAATCCCCTTAGTTAGGAGGTAAATTATGGCCACACATCAAAAAGGGTCAACCGCTATAATTTCAGTAGGTGAAGAGGGGACTCCAGGGACAGCCGCGACTACAGGATTTAAACTCCCTGTTAACTCAGATACAGTGTCGGGTATGTTCGCGAGAACCACCCCAGCTACGCTAACTGGAACGAGAAACCCGGTCCAGCCGTTTAAAGGCAACACTGATGTCACTGGGAATATCGTTATTCCCGTGGATATTGCGTGCATGTGGTATTGGTTGCAATTGTTATTTGGTGATCCTGTGACTACCGGCGCTGGAGATCCTTACGCTCACACTTATAAGGTAGGATCAACGATGCCCTACTTTACTCATCAGAAGGCATTTACGGATCTTGATACTGACGTTTTCTACCAGGCCGTTGGGTGTAAAGTTTCATCCGCAGAAATTTCGTTTGGTGCGAACGCAGGTGACGAACTAACCATGACACTGAATGTCGTTGGGTGGGATGAAACCGGCGAATCAAGCACTGCATTTTCCGTGTCAGAAACAGCGGTAACTCTGACAGAACGGCTAAATAACGCCGACGCCACACTGACGGAGGGTGGCGGTGCGTGTAATATTGCGACGGCATTTAACATCAGAATTGATTTTGGCCTTGATCCGAAACGGGTTATTAGTTCCGGAGGTCTTGTAGCATCTACGCCTGAAAACACTGTTAATGTTACTGGGTCTATTACGTTTCTGTATACAGACGACGCGGAAACAGTAATAGCAAAGGGTCTCGCGGATACAGAATCCGCGCTGGTACTAACGCTAACATCTGCTGCTGATTCGAATCATTCGCTTGTTTTTGATATAGGAGAACTTTTGTACTCCTATAAGTCACCTGAGGTAAACGGTCCGTCTGGACTTGAAGTGACACTCGATTTTGGGGCGTATTATAATAATGATGCGGACGCATCGGTAATTAAGGTAGTTCTTAGTAACGCAGACGCCCACGCATAATATTTAAATTAAAAGGAGAAACAATCATGAGAAAAGTTACAATAGTTGGGGAAGAAATTACAGTCAATCATCTTGTGAAAGTCGATTTTGAAACCCACGAATTGGAGAAGTATGGGTTCAGTTTTTTTGGGTATAACCCTTTATCCGACCATACAGATGCCAATCTTCAAGCTGAGGGGGTTCGAAAATTTATTGAGGCGGCTACAGGACTAACAGAAATTCCGAAAACGTTTGGGCCTAAACACTGGTTCAAGCTCTATTCTGAGTGCATTAAAGAAACCTATGGTAGCGAGGATGAGGAAAAAAACTAATAGACCGGTGGGCGAGACTCACCGATACCGATAAAAACCGGTACTGTGAGAGGTGTAAGAAACATGTCCTCCCAAAAAAACCGGGGAAATCTTGTAAAGGGTGTGAATTTGATGCCCCTGAGTTACTACCGGTCAATGAAGAAACCTGGGTATTGTGGATACAATCTAATACGCAATGGGTGAGCGGCGGCTTCGGTCTTATAGGGTTAAATTATGATGCGGTTGAGAGAGAGGCCGTTCGTAATGAAATTATAATGAATAGAGCTATGTGGAAGAAAATAAAGGCTCTTGAAGCCTACGAGTTAAATAGACAATCACAGTCTAAAAAGGAGCACCATGATAGCCGGGGAAGCAGTAATAAAAGGGGTATTAGATCTAAAAAAGAATTTAGATAAGTATGAATTTAGCATGGCTAAAAATATGAATACCGCTTTTCGTGTCACTGGTTATCGCTTAAAAAATAAACTTCAAAAAGAAATTCGTGCCGGTGCGCCCGGTGGTAGTAAGTTCTCTCCTCTTACTGTAATTGCGTCGAGGTGGTTTTACACAAAACGTCGCAAGTCTGGCGCGCTGGCACGTCTCGCCATTGGTGTTAGATATCATATACCTAATACAATCACCCCGATGTTGCAAGTAGGTTTTGTCGGCCCTACGAATTATAGAGAATATATTGAGATGGTTAATTCTGGGTTTAAATTCGGTAATTCTGGAACATCGTATAGGGGCTTAGATCCTAAAAATATGACTTCAAAAAGCTGGAGACGTCTTGCCGATATTCACCAGAGAGGGTTCAAAAAAAATGTTACAGAGCCTATGAGGTTGTCATTGTACCGTTGGGCAGATAAAGTTCGTGGCCCTGATAGTAGATACTTTAGAATCAAAAAATCCACGACTCAATTTGAAAATACACCCCGTCTTATTATTGATCCTTTTTGGGATAATAATAGAGATGATGCGATAAAAGAAATACGGGTTAATTGGGAGCGTAAAATGCGGGGTGAAAGAATATGACTGCACCGAATCTACAAATAATTATTTCCGCGAAGAACCTTGCAAGTAAAGAATTTAATCGTGTCTATACCGACATAGGAAAGTTAAATAAAGGTGTTGGTCTTTTATCTAATGCGTTTAAAGGTCTCGCTGGTGTAACAGCCGGATTCGGTTTAGTGGCGTTAGGTAAAAGTTTTATAGATACCGGAGTTTATATAGATCGTATGAGGCGGTCTATGGAGGCGATTTCGGGTTCCTCAGTAGCAGCTGCACAAAATATGGATTTTTTAAAACGGAAATCCGATGAGTTCGGCCAGATCTACAGGGACCAGGTAAAAGGGTTTAATTTAATTTCTGCTGCCACTAAAGAGACACGTCTTGAAGGTAGAGCTACCCAGCAGATGTATTCTGATTTAATGGCCTCTATGACCGCGTTTCAACTTTCACAGGACGACGCCTACAATTCAGTAAAAGCTATTCAACAAATGCTGGCAAAAGGACGCATTCAAGCGGAAGAATTCCGTGGACAATTCGGTGAGAGAATTCCAGTGGCGTTTGAAGCAATGAAATTAGCCACAGCTTCAACCGGTAAAGAGCTACAGGAGATGATGAAAAAAGGGGAACTTATTTCGGAAAAGGTAGTCCCCAGACTTTTACGTGTTATGGCCCTTATGACAGAAGAAGGTGTGGATAAAGCCGCGAGATCCGCTCAGGCTGAAATAAATAGATTATCGAATTCGTGGGACTACTTTAAAATAGCTGTTATGGATTCTGGAGTTACTACTGAATTATCATCTACGCTGGCTGATATGTCGGATTCTATTCGTGACTACTTAAAAAATAATGATAAAGAAATAGCAGAGTTTATAAAAAGTTCAATATCATTGACAAAAACTATTTTAGGTGAGCCAATTGAAGGAGTTACGGTACTTTTAGCTGC